CACCAGTGATTGTAAATCCTGGGTCAGCGAATGTTGCAGATGTAATACCTAGGTCTACCCAACCACCATTGATGTCGTCTCCGTTGTTTGAGTATAGCTGAATGTCTGAAGATGAATTTACTCCAGATCCAGTATTCTTAATTACTACCTGGGCATAGTCATCGTCTGCATCCATCGAAAATACAGCAATTGGATTTACATATCCGTCTGTAGTGCGAAGTCCAGCTGATTCTGCACCAACGTTAAAGTCATTAGACTCTACATTTAGAGAACCAGTGCTTGGAATCACAACATCATCAGCAAGAGATACTGTAATTGTGTCGTTTACGTTGTCAACAGCAATATCAACGTTAGATCCTTCTACAAGTTGACCAGCAGTTGCATCAAAGGCAAGGGAATTACTAAAGTACTTGTTTGTTGTGCCCTCGGCAATGTCATCTGTAGTCAAGTTATCAACTGTTGAGGACAATCCATCAACCAGGTTGTCAGCATATGCCTTAGCATCTACCTCTGCTTGATCTGCGTATGCTTCATATGCAGACGTAATAGCTGTTTCACGAACATCCGTGTATGCCTTTGCGTTGTTTTCTGCTGTAAGTGCAACACCATCAGCATAGTCCTCTGCTGCAGCCTGAGCTGAAGAGGCAGATCCTGCTGGGTCATAAGCAGAAGCAGTTGCATCTAGTGCCCTCTGAGGAGTAAAGTACTTGTTAGTAGCACCCTCTAGTAGGTCATCCGTAGTGGAGTCTGCAACACCATTTTCTGCAGTAATTACAAGTCCGTCATTACCAGTACCAGTAATAGTAATGTTGGTTAGAGTTGCATTAGTTAGCAAAGCAGCTGCAGAGTCTTTTGCACGGCCATCTGTAAAGTAAAGGTTTGTGCCTTCAGCCACGTCAGTAGTGCTTAGGTTGTCAACAGCTAGCTCTAGATCGCTTACTAGGTCATCTGCGTAAGACTTTGCGTTGGCCTCTGCAGTATCTGCATATCCCTGTGCTATTACGCCAGCCTCTGACTTTGCAGTGGCAATATCTCCAGTAACTGTTCCATAAAGAGCTGTGTCTGCAGCGGTAGCAAAATCTTCAGCTGCCTGCTGTGCAGCATTTGCCTTAGATGTAGCATCTGCAGCAGCTGTAGCAACTGCATCTAGTTCAGCTTGGTCAGCGTAGGACTTAGCAGAGTTAAGAGTTGCAGTGTCCTGAGTGTCTACATAGGTTGTGTCAGCCTTTGTTGCAACCAAGTTAGCAACGTCAGTTGCATAGTTTGGATTGTCAGCGATAGCTGCAGCTAGCTCATTTAGAGTGTCAAGAAGTGCTGGAGCACCATCAACTAGAGCAGCCACTTCAGCATCAGTATATGCTTTAGCGTCTACCAGTGCAGCGTCAGCAGCACCAGCAGCGTCGTAGTTAACGGCAAGGCCATCTGCATAAAGCTTTGCAGCAGCCTCAGCAGCGTCTGCCTTAGTAGTTGCGTCTAGAGCAGCTGCTGAAATTGCATCAGCTTCTGCTTGGTCTGCCTTAGCGGTTGCATCTAGAGCTGCAGCAGCAATAGCATCAGCTTCTGCTTGGTCTGCGTAGGACTGATAAGCTGTAGTGATTGCAGTCTCACGGGTATCGGTATATGCCTTAGCATCTGCCTCAGCTTGATCTGCATAAGCCTGGTAGTCTGTAGTAATTGTAGTCTGAAGACCGTCAGCGTAATCTTCTGCAGCAGAGATTGCTTCGGCTTTTGCATTAAAGATTCTGTCATAGACAGTGTTTCCTGCAGTTCCATCAACAGTTGCATCACCAATGTGAGCATCAAGTGTGGACTCAACAACAATCTCATTTCCTGAGTCAATAGAGCCTACGTATACATTAGTTTCAACACCGCTTGTTGCAAGAAGAATATCTCCACCAACATTAACTCTAAAGTCATCAACTGCGTCAATTCTAACGTCATCTGCTGTTAGTCGAATGTCTTCGCCCTCAGCTGCTGTAATTGCAAGTTCATCTCCACTAGCAGTAGAGATTGTTCCCATGGAGCCAACGTTTACGGAGTCTACTGTGATTGCAGTTGCCGCAAACGAGCCAGTTCCGTCACGCTTTACGACTGTGTCGTTCTCATTAAGAGCTGTTGCGGTTCCACCGATAAGGTTAACGATGTAGTCTACGTCATCCTGTTTCTTGGTAAGGATGTCATAGTTGTTGACTGTAGCGGTGGTTCCTTCGACTACTAGTCCGTGCTTTACTTTAAAGTTTTTGTTTAGCGTTGCCATTTTTATCTCCTAATTTATGCCTTTAGTCCAATACGTGCGTAACGTAAAGTGACTGGCTTGATAACTGAATCTGGGGTTAAGGTAATTGCTACCGTGTTTCCAGTTTTAGAGACGCTAATGGTTCCCATATTCCCATCGTTGTCTATCGTGCCATACTCAGAGACATTTATATTTTCGCTGTCTACCAAGATGGTCAATTCTGTTGCATAGAACTTATTATCTCCATTGCTTGTCTTTGAGATTGAGATGATGTATTTGACCATTCTCCACTCTGCTGAGTCAAAGCTGTCAATAACAGTTGGGTTTTCAATGCCATATAGGACATTTTCGTTGTTACCGCTTGTACCAAGGTCAGTTGCCTGTCCTGCAGCAGTATCAATTAGATCGACATAGTCTTCTTGAGTTGGACGATCTCCAGTCTCAAAGCGTGTCTTTACATAAGGGATAGAGGTTCTTGCCATGGTTTAATTATACTGGCGTTTTATAGAATATAGTTGCTGTATCCAATGACCTGAATGCCAATACCTGGCACATTGTTTGGACCATATCCCTCAATTCCAATATTTGTAAATCTGACTCGAAATGGGATTGTCTCATTTATTAGGACTGTCTGTTTTGTGCGGACTATATTAAATATTGAGAATTTCTTAGACGAGATTCTTTTTGGACTTACCTTTTTCTCATCTATAATGACTGCTTTAGCCATTAGTCAGTTACGTCCTCAAGAATTATCATTTTGCCTTGAGCTACCGTCCAAACAATCAAATTATTATCAGTTGATAGTTGAATATCAAAGATGTCTCCAGTCTGAAGCTGGTAAGACTCATCAGCTGTTAGAGATACAGTAAACTCTCCTGGTGCATCATCTGCATCAGCAGCTGGTGTAATGTCAAGAACTAGAGTTGCGTCATCAGTAATAACTCCAGCATTTGTTGCAGAGTTTGGTCTCTTGATCTTCATGGCAATATCCCAGTCTGGAATATTTAGTGGTTGCTTAAGATCATCAGTTACATAAACCCTAAACGAAGCAGTGTCACCACGAACAACTGTCCAGTTAACAATTGGTGGTCTATTTCCAACATCATAAGATGAAGCAGATCCTCTAGTAGTAGCCATAAGTTTATTATACACTAAGCCAAGCCAGCTTTAAGTGCCCCCCAAGTTCCATTGCCCTTTGCCTCAACGATTATTAGCCCAGATGGTGCAGCATGAGCAACAATACCAACCGCTCCACCAGCATCTTGCTGAGTTGTTAGGCCACCAAACTCACCTGCATAAAGAATGTCTCCAGCAGTAAAGCCAGAAGTATTTACGTTTTCTAGAATTCCAGATACAACAACAATACCATTTACACCATTTACGATACTAGTTTTTGCCAAACCTAGAATTGGCTGGGTAGTTGAAGATGTAGCCCTTGCAACAGTTGTTGCAGTAGTATATCCAGTTACATATACAGGATCTCCTGCAGCAATACTCTGCCCACTATTATTCAATACCCTGATTTGTGAATATGATGCAAGCGGCAATACTGCCTCTAGCTTTTCAACTAGCTGACGGATATCTCCATGAACGTTTACAGGATCGTCAGATAATGGGTAGGGTAGGTCATAGGTTTGAGATTCGCCAGTAGCCATAACTATAAGTATAACATGACAAAATGACGAAATGATGGTATAATTTTAAGACAAGACCCTTAAACAAGGTCTTTTTGCTTTAGGAGGTGCAATTTGAAAAAAGTTGCAATACTAGGAGCGGTAGTAGTCTTGTTGGGATGTTCCACAGCTACCGTGGCTGATGACCATAAAACATCAAACGTATTTAAGATTGAGACAGATAAAAAAATAAATGGACTAGGTCCAATCATTCAGACTGTTAAATATAACACAATGCTTGAGCACCAGGCACAATTAGCTTTGCAAAAGAAGATTGAAAAAGCTGCAAAGACACGTGCTATGGCTATCAATAAAAAAGCAATATCAGAAAGAATTAAAAAACTATCAACCTATATCAACAGAACATCATACGTCTTTAGTGGATCTAGCCCAAGAGGTTGGGACTGCTCTGGAATGACAAGATGGTTTTATGAGGGTCTAGGAATTGAGATTGATCACTCTGCATCAAAGCAAGGTAAAAATGCTGGATATCATGTCGATACCCCAAAGCCTGGAGACATTGTTGCCTTCAGCCACATGAACTCAGAAAAGTACTACCATGTTGGTATCTATGTGGGAAACAATAAAATTATTCACGCTGGGTTTAGAAAGGGTACTAAAACAGAAAAAATCTCTCTTGACTCCCCAGCATTTAAGAACAGTGAAATATCTTTTGTAAGGGTTATTGAAAACTAATGAAATTATACGCAATCGCAGCAACAATTGGACTAATTACTAACATTAGTACTGCAAATGTATCACCTACTGATACAAATATAGATCTTCAGATACTATCAGTTCCAGACTACTCTATTAGCTTTGATCGTGGTAGCTATGAGATTATTCAGATGAACTATACCCCAAAAACTCAGCTAACAGAAGATCAGCTTACAAGCATTTTAAAGCAAGCTGGATTTTCTGGTAATGGTCTAAAAATGGCAAAAGCTATTGCATTTTACGAGTCAACTAATAGGCCAATGGCACACAATAAATCTAGCAACTGCTATGGTCTATTTCAGATTAACATGACTGGTTCTATGGGTCCAGATCGAAGAGAAAAGTATAACCTAAAATCAAACAGTGATCTATTCAACCCATTAATCAATGCACAGATTGCATACAAAATGTCTAATGGTGGGAAAAACTGGAGTGCCTGGAGTACAGAAACTGCAGCAAAAAACCTAGTTAACTAAAGGCATTACTCTGGGCTAGAGAAAGACTCTCCATCCCAAATCCAACCGATTTGCAATCCTGCAGCGTCTGTAGCATCAACTACAGTTGGATTTGATGAAAGTCCAGCCCAAAGTCTTTCTGCGTTAACAGCTGTATCTGGAATTGTAAGAGTTCCAATAACCTCTGAATCAACAACAAAAGCAAAAGTCTTGGTTGCCATATTTATCTCCTTATGTCAAGAATGATTATATCATGAGTTTAGAGATAGGCAGACAGATCTTGCTGCTTATCCTTGTCGAATGTCCAAAACGATACGAGAGTGTACCTAGTATTTTCAGATACCATAGATACCCCGTGCATGTGATTAACGTCCGATGGGTGCACAGCTAGCATTCCAGTTTTAGGCTGAATGTAGTGGTTATGTTGTGGATAAAATGTATTACCGCCAGAGTAGTCATCGTTAAGGTATATTACGACACCATAAGCCCTGTGGCTGTGATGCTCGTGGAAAGGAGTATTCTCCATATTATCAGAATGTGGACTCATCTCCATACCTGGATACCATCGCACAATCTGCTGAACATCAGAGTATACATCTTGATCTAAACCGTATAGTTCTTTAATCTTTTCAGCAATTCTTTGTCTTACACCAATTAGGAATTTGCCAAGATCTTTGTTTACTCGTGAATAAATAGTTACATCATTTAAAACCTTATCGTTCCAGAATTCACTATTGGCATTATCCCATGGACTTACACGGTTTGCAATAAAGATAATTTCCTCACACTCTTCTGGTGTCAAAAACCCCTCTACAGTCTTTGCATCAAATGGTGTCTCATAGATTGCCATATATCTCCTTAAAATTCACTTTTGCTGCCTTCTCATAAGCTGCTAAGGCATTTGGAGACGGTGCCCCCCAATACCCAAGTATCTTGCCAGTTAATATTTTCTCAGTTCTATCCTGGGAAATAATACTTTTCCTATTATAGTGCTCAGCAAGAGTTTTGTCACCAAGAGTTTTCCATCTGTCATTTTTATACAAGACACCTTCGCCCTTATTCCTATGCCAGGCAATACTCTCTGGAATACAAAACAGCCTATAGCCACGAGTCCATGCCCTTAAGGCAGTTGTCGTCTCTTCTCCAGAAAACATAATTTCTGGATCTGGAACTATAGACTTAAAAAAATGTGGTTCTGCAAAAACAAAGTGTGCTGAAAAACCATGATGCTCTTCGAAGGATTTGTTTGTCCAGTCTACACCCTCTGTAGATTGAATTGGGTTATTTCCATTCAACTTGTTTGTAATAATCATTCTTCCATTCTTATAGGAATTTTCTGGAGAATATTTGGTTATGGTCCCGTCTTCTAGTCTAGACCACCAACCGACATAACACGTAATTACTGGCTTTTCAAAATTATCTCGTATCTCAAGATATCTATTGATAAGCTTTACATCCCAGTCTTTGTCAAAAAGCATATGTGCGTCAATCTGAAGAATATAATCTTCTCCATCATACAAAGAAAGGGCATTGAGCCTTGCAACACCAACCCCCAGCATTGTATTGTATTGTAAATTAACTACCTTCGTTTTTGGAAAATTTTCAACAAAGACAATTTCGTCGGAATAATGATTCCACACCCCAAAGCTTACTCTACTTGGGTTTGCAGCATTGGCTAAGCAGTTTGAGATCGTCTGATTAATATCTGGTTCGTTATAAGCAATAACAGAAACAAATATTGTGCTATCCTCTTGCACCATTACTCATCCTATAATCTTTATCATAATAGACTGGAGAGTCTGCCCTATGAGCAAACTCAGTTCTATCTGACATGATTACAAAAGAGTACTTTGTTCCGTCATCAGTCACTGGCTCTGATGCATGGGCATAAGCATAAGAAGATGGAAATATTACAAAGTCACCAGCCTGTGGCTTATAGGTAATGTCAAACTTTGCAAAAGAGATTTCTCCCCCAGCATAGTTGTCATTTGGATACCCCACCGCAGAAACAGTGCATCGATATGGCTCTCCATCATCGGAATGTACCTTGAAGTATTCACCCTTGCCATACTTTACGATATTTATACACTCATAATATGAAATGGTATCTAAATAATTTTCTGAAACATAGTGCTGCATACATGCCTTTAGTGATCGCATAATATCTGCATGAACATCTAAAAGGTCTGTATTGTATTCAGTCCTTGGTCCAAGAATTGACTCGTTGATCTTAAAATCTTTACAGTTTCTGTGTTCTGGGATGTTGTCACTATAAGAAACATTTGCTGGCTTCCAGGAATACGGAGTTCCAGACATTAGAAGTGACTTTTCAATTCTGTTAATTAAGTTCCACTCTGATGGCAAAACATTTTTGTAAACATATAGGCTGGGTGCCAAAATCTCATACTCTAAAGACTTTCTTTCACCTTCATAATTAATATGAGCTATCATACTACCACTTTCCTATTGGGCAAACTGCCCCCTCTAGCTTGGTCTTTAACGCCATAAAGCATCCGCACTTCTTGCACTGCTTGCTAATCTTCAGTAACTCTGGACAAGATGAGCATATTTCAAATCTAGCAGAAGCCTTATCATCACTTGCTTTTTCTATAGAAGGATCCCACAGATCCCACGGACGAGTATCTCCAAGATTTGACTTCCACTGTTCCCAAGCACTTATTGACATAAATAAATTATATCACAGCAAGCATTTTTTGGGTTTTAGCAGAGCCATACGCCATTGTCACAGAAACATTCTCCTGGATATGGCTCTGGTGTGGTACATCCAGCAGTAAACGTTGGTGGAGCACTAAAAGTTGGTGGAGCAGTAAATGTTGGGGATGCAAATGTTGGTGGTGCCTCGAAGCTAGGCGGAGCTGTAAACGTTGGAGGTGCTGTAAACGTTGGTGGCGGTGCTGAGAAGGACGGTGGCACAGTTACAACTTGGCAGTACTCATTAACCTGCTGAACTGTTGGAGTTCCAGTAGTCAAACAGTACATGGCTGCAACACCTGGAGTACAGTATGAAATGTCGCTTGTCTCTTGGCTAGTAGATGTCTCTCCAGTATTTTCAAGATACCTACAGAACCAGGCCTGAGTAAATGTTGGAGGCTCAGTAAATGTTGGAGGCTCAGTGAATGTTGGTGGCTCAGTGAATGTTGGTGGCTCAGTGAATGTTGGTGGTGGGGCATCAAAGGTTGGTGGTGGAGCTGTAAAGGTGGGTGGTGGAGCTGTAAAGGTGGGTGGTGCTGTAAAGGTTGGTGGTGGTGGAGCAACCGATGATGCTCCAGCATTAACTAGCCACCATTCATTAGCAGATATCTTTGTAACTGAAGCAAGCCCATACTGATATGGAATTGAATAAATATTCTGAGCAGCTCTAATTGTAACACCAGATCCAAGTGGGGTAACGATAGTGACATCACCAGTTCCATAACGACCAACCTCAACCCTTGAACCAGTTGGGAAGTTAGTGGTTAGATCATTTGGAATAATTACTTCTAGATTAGATGTGCTAT